GGTCCTTCTCGTCGTCTGTCTGTGCATTAACCGTTCTAGCGACGTCAGCGACGTGCGTTTGAACGTACTCGCTGGACTTAGTCCAGTCGAACACTGTGCCCTTCCGTTTCGCGGCATCTTCGCCGATCGTCGTAATAGCCGGCATAACGAACGCATAGAGGTCGTCAGCGAGCTCTCGGTTCCACCGTTCATGTCTGAGAGGGCTATTACGCTCTATGACGCTCTTTTGCCGCTCGAACGTGTTTAGGAACGTCTGTCGAGCCAGAGCCTGGTATCTACCCATCTGCTGACTCAAGAACAGCTTGTGCTCCTCGTTCGCCTTACGTGCAGCGGCCTTCGCGTCTACGGCATCGATCAGCTGATTGATATCCGTAACGTCAGGATCCATCGCTGCTGCGAGGACTCGCTCGGATTGCTCCTTGCCCAGGACAATCGCTCTTCCCGCGTTCACGTCTTCGAGCGACGCCTGGGGTTGAGTCCCGCCACCGGGGGTTGTACCCGCAGGCTCGTTGCCTTCGCCCGCTGGCGTCGCGACTGGGTTCTGCGGCGAAGCCTGTGGCCCGCCGGCGCGGATGCTGTTAAGCGGCACGAAGATCAGGTCTCCGCCTGGGATTGGCGGCAGGCCCTCGCGGGCGCGCGCCTCGTTCACTGTGATGATCGGTCCACCGGCAGCGGTCGCCAGGATGCCGATTCGCTTCTCGAACGAACCACGGAGCTTTTCGTCGAGATTAAAGCGGACGAACACCGCTCGCCGGCGCTCTGCAGTACCCTCAAACTCGGGTACGAGCTGCGCCTCGATCTCCCACTCGACTCGGTAGAGCCACGGTGGAAGCGTNCTCGTGTAGAAGTAGTCCANGGTNTCCGAGCTCGGGTCCTGGCCGATGTGACTCGCGGCCATCATAGCCGGCGGCATGTGGAAGAACGAGCAGACCTCGAGCCGTGAGAACCGGCGAGCCTCCATGTACTCCATCTCGCGCGGCGACCACTGGTAGTCCTTGATGTCCATACCCGGCTGTAGGACGAGCATCCGGCCAGAGCCTTTGTCCCCGGCGAGTGCGTCCTCCATGTCGAGCAGGAAGCCTTCTTTGGCGACGTCGTCCATCTTTGGAGCGTTTACGTCGCGGGTAATGACGCCTTCCTTGCGCGCTGCGTTGCGCCANCGGCCTTCTCGGTCGAGTCCGGCAGCAACTTCCTCGGCGATCAGGCGTCGCATGCTCTCCATCGGAGAGATCGCGCCTTCGTTCGCCTGAGGGTCATAGCCCCAGAACACGACGAGGTCGTCCAGATTGTATTCCTTACCATCTGGCGTCCGATAGGCTTCGATCTGATAAGTCAACGGATTACGAACCGGGATCATGTACTGCGGGGGGACACGGACGAGGGCCTTCGGCGACCGGCGCTGTCGGACCTTGATCCAGAACGCGATGTCGTAGATCGCCATGTCCGCGAACAGCTGGTACCACCACCTGTAAGCCGACATTCCGGGCGCTGGCTCCTCGAGCAGCGCGTGAAGCCTGTGATCCTCGAGGTGAATGTTCGCGTCAGGGAGCTTTGGACCGCGCGGATTCTTCTCGTAGACGTCCATATGCAACGTCGCGGCCTCGCGCGCGATTGTGTCGACGGCGGTCCGGACGTTGTACTGGGATGCGTAGATCTGCGCGTAGCTGCCACCTGCACCGTAGAGCCGCAACAGTGACGTATACGACGACGGTAGGTCAACNACCGGCAGGCCATCNGGGGACAGCTGTGCTGCGCTACCCTGCGGCTCTTGGACCGGTGGAGGCGGGGTGCCCCCAGCTATGCGACGGAGTGCGTCGCCGAACGTGCTCAAGTATTAGCTCCTGTCATTGCCTCAGCTACTGTTGGGACATAGGTTGAACAGTGTCCCTCAGGTCGGTAGCGGCAACCTGTGTCGATATGGAAGCGGCGAAGGTGTCCGCAAGTCGCGCAGATGTCGCCGGTGACGTACTCGGTGTCGACGTTGTCCGGGCCATTCGCCAGAGCGTCTCCTCGAGCCTCCCAGGACAGCGCAGCCGCGACGGCCGCGTCAATCTTCTTCGGAGACTGCGGGTATTCCTTGGACACCGCGTGCATCCGTCGACCATCGTCGTCCTGGACGTTTGTTTCGCGTCGACGGGTGTTGCCGATATGCGCGGCCAGGATGGCGTCTCCGTCGTGGGAGACGTCCCCGGCGATGATCGCGGATGCAAAGTTGCGAATCATGAACGAAGTCGGCCTCGGACGGCTCATGAGCCACTCAATTACGACCTTAGAGCCCCAACGGCCTTGCCATTTCTCCATCAGNGGCGTAATGTTGCCGTAAGTCGANCCAGGGTCGATATAGACCCGCCAGACGTCGAACATGTCAAAAGCATCGATCATGACGCCGTCTGCGGCGTCCATGTCGTGTTCGTAGTCATCTGGGGCGTTCGGAGGGCGCTCGAAGATCGCTAGCGGCCACTGGAAGCCTGTGGCGACTTCTGTGGCGACCATAGCCAATGCGTCGCGATATCGGGCTCCATCGACGCCAATTGCGATCGTAGAGCCAAGTTCAGGCCGATAATCGGGCCGATAGAGCTCGTGCCAGCGCTGGATGTCGAAAGCGTGGTCCTCAGCCGGCACGATCCGGTTCAGGAAGTATCTTTCGGCATTTGCGGTCTCACCGCGCTTCAGGTACTGATCGATCTCGTCTTTGATCCGTTCGAGGTCGACATGCTCAGATCCGCGGTAGACTTTCTTCAGCATCCGATCGAGCTCGCGTTTGTTGCGAATCGAGCCGTGACCGGGCTCAGACATCATTTTGTAGACGCCGGTGCCTGTTTCCCACGTCTGTTGGGCTACGGACTCCTCTGCAGGGTCCCAGGCGTTGCAAGTCTGCAGGAATCGGCCTCCCATACCGGCCAGAGACCGGTACTGCGTGTCTGCGAGCTGGTGGCCTTTGTTGGTTTTGAACCATCCCTGGACCTCGTCTTGCTCGACGAACGTCGCTCGAGCACCCTGACGGGACTTCGCAGACGACGTTGACGGCATGAGCTTGCCACCGCCGGGTAGGTTGATCCTGGTGAGTCCGGTGTCGGGGATGTCGGCGTGTAGGTCGCTGAGCTCGACCATTGGGAGCAGTGCGTCCCAGACGTTGCCGGTTTGGTCCTCGGACTGCGCCGTGATGACGACGAGCGGAGTGACCCAAGGCTGTCCGACGGGTTCGCCGTTGGCGTCCCAGCCCGCGAATCGGACCGGTCCTGCTGCCTCGACCAGCGCGACAGCGGCTGCGAACGGTGACTTACCGGCTTTTTGTGGCTGGACGAGAAGTCCCCCACGTGAGTACACAAAAGCTCGAGCGGGACGGTCTCGCTCGTCGGAATGAAGTCGTTTGTCGGCGTCTACGTAGAGCTCGTAGTAGTTGAGAAGGAACTCGGTCTGCGCCGTGGATGGTACGAACGGATCCCCACGTAACTCACCGTCCGGGATCACACAGTTTGCAACTATCCAGTCGTATACCAGCCAACCGAGAGTCGGCTTCTCACCATCGACGCGTGGTCCGCGCCAGGGCATTAGTCCTCCAAAAACAAAACGACAAGGCCCCCGACCACAGATTCTTCCTGGGCCGGGGTAACCTTGTCGACGTTCATCTTAGTGTTCAGGTCTTCACCGGCGTGCCCTCGGCGACGTTCTGTACGAACGTCTGCGCCGCGGCAACGAGGCCGGCTACCAGTAGCGGAAGCGCGACGTGACCGAAGTTGGCTAGATCAGTCAACGACGCGAATGTCACGGTGGCTAGACCAGCGGCTACGAACTGACAGAACGTAGCAATGGCCTTACCAAGCGCGGTGTCCGCCGCGAGACCTGCCTGTGCGGACAAGAACGCCACGAGACCGGCGATAAACGCGGTCGCGACGCCCAGCGTCAGCACGACTAGGCCCGCCTTATAGTCAGACGCCTGCATAGCTACAACGACGGCGCCTAGAACACCGACCATCGCCGCAGCGAAGGTCCGTACTCCTCTTGCAATTGGACTCATACTACTCTCTCCCATCCATTTTTGATATGGCTGTTAGTTCGGCTAGTAGCTGTGTGACTTTGCGCTCGAGAGTCTGTCGTTGTCTCTCACAAGCCTCGCGCAGTTTGTTGGATAGTTCTAGTTCTTGTTTCAAGTCTCTGATGTGTTGGAGCAAAGTCTCTCGTTCATTGGATCCTTTGTACTCCATCGCCAACCGCCTCAAATCGCCAGATACCTACACCATCGTCGTCGATCTCCGGCTCAGGCTCAGAGAACATCTCACCAATTTTGTCGGCCTGACCAGCGTCAACCAGCTTCAGTACGGCTGTAACTTCATCAGCCGTCGGTTTTCTGTCGAGGACGGCCTCGAGGGTCTGCAGTGCGTCTGCGTACTCGCTCAAACTCTCTTCACCTTTTCAGCTACGGCTGTGAAACCGCTGTTTATCGCCTTCGCACAGCAGTCCCAGGCCTGAATAGCGGCATCCTCGCCAGTGAACGTAAATCGTCGGCGGTACCCTGGAAGATTCTTCTCGAGGTCGCGGGCGTCTTGGACGTCGACGACCCAGCTTTCAAATCGTTCTACGGAGGAGAACTCGGCTGTCTTCATCGGACGTCTCGAGTCCAGTCGAGGATCTCGTCTAGAGTCTCGTCGAGCTCGCGCTCGGCCTCTTCAAGCACCACCCGTTCCTCTGCGGCGCGCGTACGCTGCCGGCGGGTCCGTCTGTCGGCGTGTGCTTCGGTCCTAGTGTTCATGGTGACGCGTACACGCGGTTTTTCCACGGCATGGCTCCTTGCTCCGTGGTGTTGCTCCGATAGGACGAGCGACGTGCGAGAATCGAACTCGCGTTGGCCTGCTTGGAAGGCAGGTGCATAACCGTTCTGCCAACGTCGCGTAAGCGGAGGGCACAGGAGTCGAACCTGCAACCGGGGTCACCGGCGACTGGTTAGCAACCAGCTTACCTTGCCTATAGCGAACCCTCCGTACTTGAGGCGCAGACGAGAATCGAACTCGTGTGTGCGGGTTTGCAATCCGCCGGTTGGCCTCTCACCCACCGCGCCGTGTTAAGATGTGCTAGGGCGCCTCATCCGCTTCCCTAGCCCGGACTCTACATAATCCGGCCCCACCGACCCGTCGACAGGAGTCGAACCTGCTGCCGGAGGCTTAGGACGCCTCTGCTGTATCCGACAGCGACGGGGAACTCAGGACGAGCACTGGTCGGCCTTCGTCGTCGTACTCGATGGTCGCGTCAGTGTTCTTTGGATCGTAGCCGTAAGTGCTCATCAAGACCCACAGGTAGATCCTCAATGACTTCATTCCTCCTCCTTCGCGGAAGGTAGACGAATCGAACGCCCACGTGTTACCGCGCCCTGGTTTTCAAGACCAGTTGCCGACCATTCAGCGGTACCTTCCGTTTTTAATCTTCTTTTTCGAGCTGGTGCTTCTGACGTGCTACGTCAGACTTCAGGTGTTCAATCTCTGCGAGTGCGGCCGTCATCTTCGAGTTGACCAGGACGTGTACCTGATCGAGCTTCTTATCAACCCGGCGAACGCTGAGTTGGACGATGCCNAAGCTGACGACNAACAGGCCGCACCCGATGAGAATNGCGATGGTNTCCACTTACTTCTTTGCCGCCTTGTCGCGATCCTTCACAAACTCCTCAAACGTCTTCGTAGCCTTGTCCGAACTACTAATATACGCGTTGTAGTCCTCGAACGACTTACGCTCAGCAGCTTGCTTCGCTGCGTCTTCCGAAATACCGCGCTCGAGCTCTTCCTCGAATGCTTCCTTCGCGCCCTCGTTCAAGGACTTGTCGTCCTCGGTCTCGTCGCGGACCGTCGCGACAGGCAGACCCTCAGAATCGCGGACGGCCTTGTTCTTTGGTGCTGCAGCCTTTTTGTCAGCCATTTTTTCTCCTTAGGGGGATTGTGGGTGGCTTGGAGCCACCGCAGAGAATCGAACTCTGTCCTCCGCTTTACCGAAGCGGTGTGCTAACCGTTAGCACCACAATGGCGTTGGTCCCCGCTCTAGGAATCGAACCCAGCGAACTCACGTTAGAAGCGTGTGCTACACGTCCAGTGCAGCGGGGGGAGCTCCCAGCCAGTCACGATACGGCCTCGCGT